GATCTTTTTTAATAAAATGTTAATTTCAAATCTCAAACTGATAGGCGGCTTTTGTTGACGCTATCCTTTCTGTTTTGTGCAATCTCATGTCTGCGCATGCGATTACTAAATTTTACTGCGAAGGCTGAGAGTGATCTCGGCCTTTTCGGTTTTAAGACCAAAGATTTTTTGGGCTTTTTTATTTTGTTTGAAAAATTATTCGGCTGTAAACGTGTGTCGGTCGGATAATCAAAAGACCTTGAGAAATCGAGGTCTTTTTTTGGCCAAAACCGACAACCACTAGTCCAGTTTTTATTTCAAAATAAACAAATTTGTTGCAATTTTTAAAGACCAAAATAGCATTCTTGAATCTTCGAAATAATCTCGCCCGTGGCTCTTTCTAAGGTGTCTTCTTCTTGGAGGTCTTGGAGTCATAGCCCAAGGCCTTTTTTTTAGCAAAGAGATCCATAATCAGGCGTGTTTTCAAATTTATAGTTTAGTGTACATTTTTACAAACAATTGCAAATTCAAGCATATATGCTCCGAAATGATATATAATTACTGCCATGATTTGCGTCTACAAATTTAGAGTCAAAAATAATATTAAAATCCTCAACAAATGGGCTAAGGTCTCTAACTTTGTATGGAATTATTGCAACGAGACTCAAAAAATAGCTGTAAAAAGAGATAGAAAGTTTTTTACAGGATTTGATTTGAACAAACTCACTGCTGGATCGTCTAAAGAACTTGGAATTTCTTCTGAAACTATAAATTCCATCTGCGAACAATATGCGAAAAGCAGAAAGCAACACAAGAAACCGTGGCTTAGATTTAGAGGTAAAAACAATCTCGGATGGGTGCCTCTTAAGGGTAGAGCTATCAAATTTGAAAAAGATTGTTTTGTATTTTATGGGAATACATTTAAAGTTTTTCTTTCTAGAGATATACCTGTTGGAACTAAATTTAAAGATGGGACTAACTTCTCGCAAGATGCAAAAGGTAATTGGTATTTGAATTTGTGTCTTGAAATCCTTGAAAACAAAAGAGTTGAAACTAAAAAAGCTATCGGCATTGACCTTGGTCTTAAAGATTTTGCAGCATTTTCTAATGGAGAAAAAATTGAAGCTCCACGAATATTCAGAAAGTCTGAAGAAAAAATTGCCAAAGCTCAAAGGGCTAATAAAAAAAGACTCGTTATTAGCCTGCATACAAAAATTAAAAATCAAAGAAAAGACTTCCAGCATAAGCTCTCCAATAGAATAGTTAGAGAATTTGACCATATAGCAATCGGCGACGTTAGTTCTTCCAGGCTTGTAAAAACAAACATGGCAAAATCTGTCTATGATGCTGGATGGTCCCAATTTCGACAAATGTTGGCTTACAAATCCGTTAGAGAAGGAGCCAATTATATCGAAGTTTCTGAATATTTTACTACGCAAACTTGTGCAGTATGCGGATGCATAGCTGGACCGAAAGGCCAAGCAGGTTTGAATAAGAGAGAATGGGTTTGCGAATGTGGTTCGGTCAATGATCGTGATCAAAATTCTGCATTACTTATTTTACTCCGTTCGGGACATCGAACGCCTGTTCAGGGAATCCCCTTCCTTTAGGAAGGGGAGGATGTCAAACTCCAAGACATTTTTTTCAACAGAGTGATTTATAGCCAGGCGTGTTTTCAAAAATATCGGTGATCAATTTCTCTCTCTTTTTATCTGGCATATTCGCCATTTGGTCTGCTCTAAAGATTTGAGTCCGAACAATCGCAATGTGACCACATTGAGTGCATTTCTTGCTCAATGTCAGGCAAGCAATGTCGCCGCCTAAGTCTATATCGGGATTCCAAATCAATTCCTTCAATTGAAAAAACGGATATCGATGAAATCCAAGCAGACAAAATACGTTTTGCAAAATTGAACTTTTCATAAGACCCCCCCCTCAAACAAAATTATCTTTCACTTTTGATCATGATAGCGCAATAAAAATGCATCTACTAAATCTAACTTAACTCTATCGGAAAGCAATGAAGAGACATTGACACAAATCTTATTACGACCTTCGAACGCAATCGGTAGATTTATTTCAACTGATTCAAGAGTCACCTCATCGCATCCTCTCACATGCTCAAAACTCGCCTTTACTTTTGCGTCGTAAATGCCAATATCACCGAGATCGATTTCAAACATCATTTAGCACCTCCTTGATTTGAGAAATTCTCTGCCATTGTTCGCCAAAAATAAACCCTGCACGCATAAGCATTTCGTCCATGTCTTTGATAAACTCTGGGATCAATTCGTCAAAAATTTCCCATTTCTTGGGATCACGATAAACTGTCAAAACTTTCATTGGATTCTTTTTCATGCTTGGATGATACTGCACAAAATCCCAGCTTTCCGCTTCCATAACCCAAAGACTAAATTGATATTGCCAAACATAGGTAGGATTGATTTTGTCATCGACTAAAAACTTAACGTAGTTTGTCGCATTGAATGGACACTTGATCTCAACTCCCCTTGATTCACTGACAATGCCGTCCGGACTGCACCCAGTTCGAAAACTATCGTCTTTGAAAACAAAAGGAAGTTCTTTGACCACATTGCCAGTCGAGAATTCATAATACGAACGAGCGGCATCCTCATGAAAAGTTCCCCATTCGAGATACTTCGAATTGATCTCCTCAAAAACTCCAGTGCAAACTTGAGCTACTAGCTCCGCCATGTAGGTATTTCTAGTTTCACTGCCCTTTTTGGCGACGACTTTGCTGACATTTGAAGCTGAAATAACTCCCAGCTTTAAGGTCTGCCACATTTCAGAGCCTTGTTGGGCATCGGCGATTGCAATGCCATAGCGACGCTCAAAAAGATCATAGAGTTTTGAAATGTCTGATATTGATTTCATAGGGATGAATCCAAATAGGAATCAACAATTTCTTTGATTCGTTTTAGTGTTTCATCATAGTTTTCAATATGATCCTTTAGCAAAATCCCAGCGGGCGCATTGTATCTCAATTTCAAATCGCTTGCTATGTCAGGAAAAGCTGACTCTAATCGATCAAAATTATTCGGATCTGCTTTTCTAAGAGCCGCTGCAATTAATGCCGCGAAAGGAATATCCCTCACTGCAAGGCGCTTTGATATTTCATAATCAATCAAATTGAGATCTTTCATTCTGCACCCACATCTAGGTCAGATCCAGGCGCATAGTTTTTCAAAACTGTCTTTTCTTTCTCGACCTTGAGTTCGTCTTTAGAATCTTCCGTTTTGATTGTGTTCGCGATTTGTGTCGATTTCTTTTCGACGAATGTCTCTAACATTGAATTGGCTTGATTGATTTCCTGACTCGTTAAGTCATCAAGTGTCTTGACGTTTCGTTTGAAAACTCTCATCGCATGATTCATGAATTCGTCTTCTGTGCGGTTTAATTGCTTGAGCAGTGATCTTGCTTTGTTCAATGCACCTGAATCGATGGTCTTAATCGTTTGATTTAATTCAATGACGTCGGTTTCGTTTGAAACGTCGATAGCTTTCTCAAGCCGCTGTCTCGTGTTCGTCATTGGCCAAGACTTATAGGCTCGCTTAATAACTGTTTTCTTGATCATCTCGCTTTCATCAGTGACCCAAGGATTTTTCTTCGCGTTATCCCTTAAATAAGCCTTCCAAGCCTCTGATCTATCTCGAATCGAATAAATTTCATCAATCGGCATCATTTCAATAATAAACTCTTCATCATGAGTTTTTGCGACGCAATAAGCTCCCAAAACAAGACCTCGATCTTTGAACGGGTTGAACTTATGCACTGGCTCTTTGCCCATTCCTTGATATTCAAAAAAATCAGATTCTTTGACTAATTCAGCCTTGACCCATTTGACCGAGCCAATATCGACCGCCAATTGAATGTATCCACGACAACTAATATCAAGGCAGATCTTTTTCATTCGAGGCACTAGATAGGCCAGTTTACTGACAGGACTAAGACTTAACCCGATAGCCGCCACATTGATAATTGCCCGTTTAAAGCTATCCTGATCGCCCATAGCGACCGATGCCATGTATGCATTGTTTTTCAGGATATCGAGTGCAAAAGAGGCCTCTCTCTTAAAATTGACGGCATTATGGATCTTTGCAAGTTCTGTAAACTCGGGCTCAATTCGCCCGACTATTTGTTTGATATTCTCAAATCTTTCTAAATCACTCATTTTATTTTGTCCTCTTCTCTTTGTTTTGGCTCGCTTCCGCCATCGCATTTGCTATGTGATGACGAATCATCGCGCCTGGTTTTTTCGTATATTTGCCCTGACAAATTAATTCACTGACTCGCGCCGAAACTCCCCTGACATAAAGCATCGCCACGGCCTGTCTGTATCCAATGCGGTTGGCCCATCTGCAGACCTCAGAATAATACTTTTCCATTGAACTCCTCTTGAACAAGATTAGTGCGTACTAATACACTCAAAACGAGGAAATTTCAATAAAAGTGATGGATTGTTCCACGTGGAACAATGGAAAAGATGACATTTATCATCTTATTTGCGCTGCGTGTTTTTTTATTAGAAAACCTTGAGAAATCCCAAAGGCCTTAGACTGCCATAGTTTCTTTTCAAGTTTCGATTCTTGAGAAAAACCCCATCGCCGTCGCGCTCGTTTGAATTGTCGCTTGACGTGTTGCCCTCGATTGTTTGAACGACATCACTTGAAACGATATCGGCCACGATACCGATATGACCTTGCCAGGTTGGTTTTCCTTCAGACCAACGCCTCCAAAGGATGAGAGATCCGACTTCGGGTTTTTCAAGCCGAAATGAGTCAGGATTGTTGAACCAGAAATTGCACACTGATTCACTTAAGATCAGCCCGCTTGAATATTTAAAGCTTGGAATATCAATGGCCGATTTCATTAGAGTACCCCAGGTTTTTATGCAATAAGCGGCGAATCCTGAACACCAAGCTTCACCATTAGCTTGCCCGTCCACCGCTTTTTGAAACATGCGAACAAATTCGCCTTTATTATTGCCGCCGACTTCTCTCACGCCTTCAAAGGTTTTTGCATAGGCAGCAAGTCCATTGTTTAAGATTTCATTAAGGTCTTGTTGTGTCATTTTTTTTCTTCTCCTCTTCGAGTCTAGTCCATTCATTTGAAGCCGAGTCGCCGTCTCTGTCAGAATTATAAGACATGATGACGTCGGTAACACCTTGTCGTCTTAAACTCATGGCCAGGCTCACGGCCAATTCCCTCGACTCTTTGTCTGTCTTGTTTTTTTTTAGAAACCATTCAATTCCTAAAAGCAGGACTCGACCAATTGATTGATTGCCGATGATACTTGCGACAAAAGCCAACATCGATTGGATCATTATCCCCCCTTTAGACTAAAACCTGACTGGCACGTCGGTGACTCCATAGGTATGCACTCGAATTCGCATTCTCTCGCCGTTTGCGTGCTTTCTTTTTGATACAAATTGATAAGCGCAAAGACCTTGAGGCATTTTAAACTCAAATGAATCACTTGGACTATTATCAAAAATCTTGCATTCGTCTCGTTGGCTCAATGGTGTAACAATAACTTTTTCTGGGAATGTAAACTTTTGGACCAACTCCTCAGCACTTTGGCAGAATCCACGGCCTACAAAATACCGAGTTTTGCCGTTGCACTGCATAGACATTGAAAGATCAAATTCTGGTCTGTCATCTTGAAAATCAATAAATCCAAATCCAACACGTCTTGATTTTTCTTCCAGTGCATAAATATGCATAGGGCATGTTCTTAAATTCTCTATTTCCTCATGATTGGAATAATCATAGATCACACTCTTGTTGAACCAAGCAACATTGCCAGGTTTATCAATCACATCTTGCCGATGGCATGTGGTGATAATAAGTCGATCAATCTTGTCACCAGGAGGCTCTATTTCAATTCTGTATTTATGGTCTTTGTTGCCTTGCGGTATGCCGAATCCTATATACCAAAAATCATTGACTTTAAAACGCAAATCATACAAGAATGATTTCACCGGCTGGGATTCCCCACTCTTCGGTAAATTCGAACAAGATATTAAAAAGAAAAAGACTAGAAAAAGTCTCATTTCAATTTCACTCCCTCAGTGGTGATAAATCTTAGCACGATGATGACGATGCCTAGAATACTGCCAGCGATTGGCGGCTGAGTCTTAATTATATCTTTGACTGGCCCTTCAATGATTGAAAGGGCCACGACGCCAATGCCGGTCCAGAATGTTTTTGATTTCCAAAGCGGTTTTTTCTCATCCATTTTTCTTTAACACTCCGACCAGTTCAGCAGTTGACAAGATCCAGGCCGTTGCAGCTTCAATCTTTCCCTCTAAGACGTCATCACTGATATCGAATTCAGCAGATAGCCTTTGGAGCATCTTTGATTTTGATTCCCCATCGATGGCCTGAAGCTCTTTCAAGGCAAGGTCGGCACCTTCAATGGCAGTCGGCAATTTCAAGAGCGGGCCCATCAAGTATTGAATGTCCGAAACGTCGATCTTGCCATCAAGCTTGGATTTGTCATAGGCCATATAAAGGGCCAGTGGAATTGATAGAATTTCGAATACATTCTCATATTTTGAACTCATAAATTTTCCCCCTCGTTTTAATTTATTGATTCTTAACTAATCGCATTTCAATAACTGAGATTCGTGAGTTTAGACGTTCCATTTCTTTTTCGTGCCACTGAGTTTTCTCGATAATCGTCGCCATGCGCTCATTTAATTGCTCGACCGATGACTTGATGTCTTGCAAAACCTTTACTCCATAAATGAGAATTCCAGAAATAAGTCCTGTGAACCCCCAAGTTAAAAACTCACTGAATTGCATTTTCAATTCCTTGCTCCTTTTGGATTCGTAAGACTGTCAATCTTATTCACCCTAGTTACCAACGCGCTCAATATCGATCCAATTGTATCCTGAAGCGGATTCAAGCGGCATAGAACCTCCGCTCGTCTGATATTCTCTAATGTCGATATAATCACCAGCAAGTAAATTGATCGATGCTGAAATTTGGACTGATTTATTGCTAGTTGAGCCGTTGAAATCACTTTGAAGCTTTGCCGCATAGATGGAACCGTTTTTATAAATTCGATTTTCAATGTATTCAGCAGCACTGAAGTTTCCAGTCGATGTGGTAGTCAGATTTGATGATATTCTATACTTACCACTTATTTTAGCCGCAAACTTCCAGGAAGCACCCGTTGTCACGCTTGAATGAGAATCATAATCCTTATCTTCAAAATCGATTATAGTCAGAGAAGCGTTTGATATAGATTGTCCTGCATTTGTCGTGTACCTAGCATTCACACTCTCAACTGCATCACCGACAGATGTGACAATTCTCAAATTGCTACCGGCACTGGCCCAAGTTCCAGCAGTTGTCTGCGTGTTGTCTAAAGTTCCTATCAATCGAAAATTAACGTTTGATCTAGCCGTTGTAGAATAGATAACAGTTCCAGAATCAGCAGCACCAGCTCCACCCTCAGCAGTTGTCGATATCGTTTGATTATCTGGATAGAGTGTTTGAGAAACTGCCAATTCTAATGTTCCGGAATTATCAATTAAATAAATGAATAAGCGTGCAGTGGAAGCACTTGTTTGACCAAGAGTAGATCCACTCGAAACAACAAGAGAAAGAGCTGCTGTGATTGTTCGTTGATTATATCCACCAGTTGAATTTCGAATACCAACATTTATTGCATCACCTCCCGATGCATTTGAACCGCTCTGAGTTTTAACTGCAATTGTTAGCGCCGAAGATCCAACAGAAGTGACAATTGATAAATTTGACACTTCACTAGCTGACGAAACTGCAGCG